ATACATAAAGCAAGAATTCGATAAATATGGTCGTCCTATTGCTCTCCACCTAATGTATCCGCCATATGTTACAGTGGCAGAAGACTTAACGGGAAAGAAATTCTATATCGAAACAATACCAGGAATCGAGCAAACAAATATTTTCGATGAAAGCGAAATTCTACGACTGCCATATTTGACGGTAGATGGATTTGAGCCGAAAAGTCCTATCACAGTTGCAAGGGAAACGATTGGAACGTTGAAGCAACAGCAGAAATTTCTAGGTAGTTTCTATTCAAATGGGACATTAACAAGGGGAATTTTAAAGATTCCATCGCAGCTGAATAAGGATGCAAAAGAAAAGGTGCGTCAAGCGTGGCAAGAGGCTAATAGCGGAATAGACCAGAATGCTTCGAAAATAGCAATTTTGGATTCGGGAATTGAATTTCAAAATATCACGATTCCACTACAAGACGCAGAGTTTATCCAATCCCAAAAGTTCGGAATCGAAGAGATCGCTCGAATTTTTAATGTGCCTTTGCACATGATCAATTCACTTGAAAATGCAACGTTCTCTAATATTGAACAGATGTCGCTGGACTTCTTTGTGAATTCAATTGCTCCTGAATTAGTGGCAATGGAAGAAGAAATGAACTACAAACTCTTTACAACACTTGAAGTCGATTCTGGATACTATGTAAAGTTCAACATGGCTTCTGCATTAAGAGGAGATTCGACAGCTCGTGCAAACTATTATAAGACGATGGTAGAAATGGGTGTTTATTCTATCAACGAAGTAAGGGAATTAGAGGAAAAAGATAGAATAGACAATGGTGATAATCATTTCATTTCTCTCAATTTCACAACGCTGAACAATTTGGAAAACTATCAAAATGGTAAAAATGCAGCCGCAATGGCTACAAATCAGCCAAATAATACAGGTGGCCAATAAAGGAGGTGAAAGAAGATGAGAAACGTTTTGGAAATTAAAAACCAAACCGAAACAAATGCTGACCTTTACATCTACGGAGACATTGTGAACAGTGAATGGGACAGATGGATGCCTGAAGATACATCACCAGAACTAGTTCGCAACTTCCTTGACCAAATTAAGGGCAAGGATTTAAAAGTATACCTGAATTCGGGGGGAGGATCCGTGTTCGGAGGGCTCGCTGTCAGTTCTATGCTCTCTCGCCATGCGAAAGAAGGGAATAAAGTCGATATCCACGTTGACGGACTCGCAGGATCCATCGCATCCGTTATCGCATTAAGCGGAACATCACTAACAATTCCTTCGAATGCCTTCATGATGATTCATTCGCCGTGGGTAAGTATTTCTGGAAATGCAAGTGACCTTCGTAAGATGGCCAATGATTTAGATCGCATTCAAACTGGAATCGAAAATGTATATCAAGCGAATTTAAAAGATGGCGTAGATATGGCAACGATTCGAGCAATGATTACGAAAGAAACATGGCTAAATGGTGAAGAAGCTGCTAAGTATTTTAACATTAACACTTCCGATGCACTTCCTGCAGTGGCATGCGTGAGCAACTATTTCAAGAATTACGCGGATATGCCAGCAGAAATCTCTCAATTTCTTGAAGAAGAAAAAGAGGAACAAGCGGAAGAAATTCAAAATGAAGAAGTGAACGAAGAAAATATAGAGGATTCAGCCGAAGATTTACAAATTGAAACTGAATCAGAAACTGAAAAAGACGAAGTTCTTATGCTAATCGACCTAATTTAGTCGATGAAGTATATTGGACAAGTCATAAAAAACCAAATTTGGGGGGAAATCCGCGATGAAAAAAGAACTTCGTGAGTTACTTGAAAGCATCCAGAACAAAAAATCGGAAGCTCGTGCACTTGTAGAAGGTGGAAAACCATCTGAAGCAAAAGCAATGCTGCAAGAAATCAAAGACCTTCAAGACCGTTTCGATGTTGAATCCGCTCTTGAAGAAGAAGAAAAAGGGGGAGTTAAAGTGGAAAACAAGAAAACGACTGTAGTTGAAAATACGGCAGTAGAAGCATTCAAAAACTTTGTTACTCGTAAGCCAATGACAGAAGAAATGCGTAATGCACTTCAAGAAGGTACTTCTGCAGATGGTGGCGTATTGGTACCAGCTGAACTTATTGGTACAATCCTTGAAGCGAAAAAGCAACTTGTATCTCTTAAAAACTTTGTACAAGTTATCCCTGTAACTGCTCCAAGTGGTTCTGTTCCTGTTGCAATCAGCAACACTGATACACTTGTAGACTTCAGCGAATTAACTGACATTGCAGAAGGCAGCCCTCAATTCCGTTCTGTATCTTTCGCAGTTAAGAACAAAGGAATGATCACACCTGTTTCGAATTTGCTTCTTCGCGATACAAACGGAATTCCTGCAATCGTTGCAAAGGACTTCGCTCGTAAAGCTGTTCGCAGCGAAAACGCTGATATCATTGCAGCTGCTAAAGATGGTAAAACAGCAAAATCATTGACTAACATTGCTTCTCTTAAAAAATCCATCAACAAGGATATCGATCCTGCTGCTGCAGCTGGTGGCGTAATCATCATGAACCAAGATGCTTATGATGTATTTGATAACGAAGTAGATAGTAATGGTCGTCCACTATTAGCTACTTCTGTAGCTGATACAAACGTGAAGTATTTCAAAGGACTTCAAGTTGTAGTTCTTTCGAATGCTGAACTTCCTACAAATGCAGGAAAAGCACCATTGTTCTACGGTTCTTTAAATGGCGTATTGTTCTTCGATCCAAGTCAATATGAAGTGGCTGTTTCTGATCACGCGGGCTTCCGTCAAATGAGCACTTTAATGCGTGTAACTGAACGTTATGACGTTAAAGGCGGAACGACTGAAGACTTCGTATACGGTGAATTGACAATCGCTTAATAAAAAATGAGGAGTGAGAGAGAATGCTGACTCTAGAACAGGTGAAAGAGTTCATGAGAATTGAAACCAGTGACGAGGATGCATTTCTCTCGTCACTCATTTCAGTTTCGCAAACGTTCATCATAAATGCGACTCACCCTAATGCAGACTCAACTACAGAACTTTTTAAATTGGCACAACGTTTCATCATTCTTCACTGGTATGAAAACAGGGAGATTATTGGCAGCTCAAATGGGATGAACTTTCATTTTGAAGCGATCCTGCAGCAAATCAGATACACAACAGAGGATGTGGTGTAAATGGCTGCAATTGGTGAAATGAATAAACGAATCTCTTTTCTTGCAAAAACACTTACAAAAGATAACGGATTTAAAATCGAAACATGGTCAGAATCCTTTCAAGCATGGTCAAAAATATCAACTTTAAAACGTTCTAGGACATTCCAGAACGAAAATGATACAGAAGAAAAGACCATCCTATTTGAAATTCGCTATCGCGAAATTGACATGAATCTTAGAATCCAATATCAGGGTAAAACCTATATTATTGTGAGTGTTGAAGATAGAGAATTTGCCAAAAAGTTCGTGGTAATATCGGCAAAAGAGGTGAGATAAATGCCTAAAAAAGCAATCGAAACGTCAGGACTTGATAAAATCTTGCAGCAAATTGAAGCAATTGGCGGAGATGTTGATACACATCGTAAAGAAATTCTTTACGAAGCTGGCAAAGAACTTCAAAAAGCGATCAAAGAAGGTGCAAGAGGAGTCGATGACGGAGAGTGGACAACTGAAAACGCCAAATACGGAACTATCGAGCAAAATATTTGGCTTGAATGGGATGAAAAGACCAAAACGACATACGTGACTACAGGGAATGCGTATTGGGCAATTATGGTCGAATATGGGTACGGAAATCACAAAGGACCTAAACCATTCATGGAAAATGCACATCGTGCAGCACAAGCTAAGATTAATAAGATAATCGCAAAAGAATTGAAAAGGCGGTTAGGCTTATGATTCATGGCGAAATTGAAACAGCTCTTTCACCACTAGGGATTCCTGTAGAATTCCAGTATTACAATGGGGATGAAGAAACTTATATCACGTATTCCCAATATGACGAAAGCACGAATTTTTCAGCAGACGATCAGGAAAAGGCTACAGACCTTTACTATCAAATCAACCTTTATTCAAAGGGAAATTACGTTGATATCGTGAAAAACATAAAAGCATTATTGGGAGATATAGGTGGAAATCGGCTCAACGAAGTAGAGTTTTATGACCAAGACCAGAAATGGTACCAGAGATCCATGAGATTTCAATTCACAAGATAATAGGGGGAATTCAAATGGCAGGAGTAGTTATCGGACTTAGAGATTTGCACTATGCTATACTTTCTTCGGATACTTCCAGTGCAATTACATATGCGGCTCCTAAGGTGCTTGCATCTGCAATCAGTGCAAAAATTACGCCA